TCGAAGCAAAACTAAAGGAGAAGAATAACCGTGATATGCCCAGCGTGTGAGCACACAGTAATACACACGTATGATTCTCGGAAGTTGGGGGGCGGGGTCTTGCGTAAACGCAAGTGCTTGTCTTGCGACTTCCGGTTCTATACATTCGAGGCACTGATGTCTGAGGACGAGTTCGAAGAACTTCAACAAAGGATACAACATGACGCCAGAAGCCAAAGTCAAACTAAATGTAAGGAAGACGCTTGATGCACTCTCTATCTATTACTTTTTTCCTCCTGCTAACGGTTATGGTCGCGCCGGTATTCCTGATGTTATTTTTTGTGTACAGGGAATTTTCGGTGCGATTGAGTGCAAGGCAGGGAGAGGAACTCTTACAGCACTACAAGAGCGAGAGCTTGGAAAGATTGACGCAGCAGGTGGCTTCACGTTTGTCGCACGAGAAAACAACCTCGATGAACTCAAGGAGAAACTAGCATGTCTGGTGCAGAAGACTTCTTCCGCCGCATAAAACAGATGACAAAGCAAGACCGTGACCACTTTCAAGGCATAGTTGAACGCCTAGTACAGTGTTATGGGGAGGATGCTGCGCAAGCAGTGATTGTTTTTTCATACGCTGACGCATCGCAAGCAGAAGCACTAACACTAAATTGTGACGAGATGGATGCCCTTGCATTAGTTCAATCTGTACACAACCACTTTATTCTTTTAAATACGGCCAACGCCCCGCCCAAGGAGAAATTTAATTGAGCCGCCCATACAACCGCATATTGGTGATTGACTTTGAAACACGCTGGGATAGCAAGGGTTACACGCTATCCAAACTAACCACTGAGGAGTACATACGCGATTCACGATTCAAAGCGTTTGGTGCCTGCATCAAGTACCTAGACGAAGACGGACCCGCAACGTGGGTGCGCGGCGCAGAACTCGAACGCTGGTTTGCAACAATCGATTGGTCAGAGATTGCTGTCTTGGCACACAACGCGCAGTTCGACGTGTCCATACTGGAGTGGCGCTACGACTGTCATCCGGCGTTTATCTTCGACACGCTATCGATGGCGAGAGCCTTGCGTGGGGTCGAGGTGGGCAACAGTCTTGCCAAGCTGGCTGAAGCGTTTGAGCTACCGCCCAAGGGTCGGGCTGTGCACAGCACCGATGGGGTGGAGGAGCTAACGTGGGACGTGGAGATGGAGCTTGCGGACTATTGCAAGCATGACGTGTTCCTGTGCGAAGAAATATTTAAACGATTGGTTCAAGGGTACCCAGCATCAGAGCTACGTCTGATTGATATGACGTTGAAGATGTACACACGCCCACGGCTGGTGCTGGACAAGGAGATGTTAATCAAAGCCATTGATGAGGAAAGGACGGCACGTGAGGAACTACTGGCAAGACTTGGCGTGGATGATGCAACACTGTCGAGCAACCCTAAGTTTGCGGATTTGTTGGCTTCGTTGGGATGCGAAGTACCGTATAAACAAAGCAAAACGACAGGCAAACAAACTCTGGCGCTGGCTAAAAACGATGCGCTTTTCCAAGCCCTCCTCTCCCACGAACGTGAAGACGTTGCACTTCTGTGTGAGGCGCGACTGCGCGTTAAGTCAACAACTGAGCGAACACGAGCGCAGCGCTTTCTTGACATCGCCGAGCGGGGCACACTACCCGTACCACTTTCATACTACGGCGCAGTTACTGGACGATGGACAGCGTCAAAGGGAAGTGCCATCAACATGCAGAACCTAAAGCGTGGGTCGTTCTTGCGCAACGCCATCATGGCACCGGATGGGTACGTGGTGGTAGCCGGTGACTTGTCACAGATCGAGCCGCGTGTGTTGGCGTGGCTGTCGGACTACGACGACATGATGAACATCTTCCGTAGCGGTGGCGATCCTTATGCCCAGTTCGGGGCACGGATGTTTAACATCCCCGGCTTGACCAAAGACAGCCATCCTGATTTGCGTCAGTCAGCCAAGTCGGCGTTGCTGGGCTGCGGCTATGGGCTAGGGTGGGCATCGTTCGCATCGCAGTTGATGACAGGGTTCCTCGGCGCACCACCTGTGCGATACGAAAAAAAGTTTGCGAAAGAGCTGGGCGCGAACAGACAGTTCGCAGAAGAGTTCTTGGGCTGGCAACGAATCGAAGCGGTGCTGCGTGACATCCCACACACCTGCTCGATAGAAGAGTTAGCCATGCACGCTGTTGCTGCCAAGCGCATCATCGACATTTACCGCAGTACGGCGTATCCAGTTGTTTCTTTTTGGGAAATGTGTACCCGCCTGTTGAACGATTGTCTTTACGAAGGCAACGAATTTGAGTATAAATGTCTAATCTTCCGCAAGGGCGAGATTGAATTGCCCAACGGAATGAAGCTGTTGTACCCCAACCTGCGGGTTGAGAAAGATGAGAAGGGTAGGCAGCAGTTCGTATACGGCGAGCACGCAACCAAGCTGTACGCAGGGAAGATCACGAACAACGTGACGCAGGCGTTAGCAAGGATCGCGATGACTGACGGTATGCGACGCGTGGACAAGCGCTATCCAATTGCTGGAACAGTGCACGATGAATTATGGACGATAGTACCGGAGTCGGAGGCTGATGAAGCCAAAGATTGGGTGCTGTCGCAAATGACTATGGAACCTTTATACATGCCGGGGATTCCATTGAACGCGGACGTGGGCTACCACCAACGCTATGGCATGGCAAAAGGCTAATAAGGAGAAGCAATGCGAACAAAACGCAAGCCGCCTCCGCAGCTACCGACACGAATACGGATTGGCAGGCGTCTGTATTCCATCGATGTTGTGGAGACAATGATTAACAAGGGCGATATGGCACGGCACTACCCTGCCTTGCAGAAGATCAAGATCGCTCAACGCAGTAACCTGACAGGCAGACGTTTCAAGCAGCACGACATCAACGATTCTTTCTGGCACGAGATAGTTCACGCCATCCTGTACGACATGGGTGAGCACGAGCTAAACAAGAACGAAGCGTTTGTCACAGCGTTTGCCGATCGACTAACCAAAGCTATCAAATCTGCGAGGTTCGAATGAACACGGTTGTCTGGTCGCACAGTTCTTTAAAGGACTACGAGGGATGCCCACGTCGGTATCATGAAGTCAAGGTCTTGAAGAACTACGCCTTTCAAGAAACGGAAGCTACTCGGTATGGGCTGCAGTTCCATACCGCAGCAGAGAATTACATCAAAGAAGGCACACCGCTTCCAGAACACTTTCTGTTTATTAAAGATACGTTGGACGCACTAAACGGTAGGTCCGGTAGAAAGCTGTGCGAACACCAGATGGCGCTGGACGTAGACCTTAACCCATGCGGTTGGAAAGACGCCAAAGTATGGGTTAGGGGCATCGCAGACCTTTTGATTATCGATGATGAGAACTTGACTGCGTGGGTGGTTGACTACAAGACGGGCAATAACAAGTACCCTGACCGTGAGCAGTTGAAGTTGATGGCGCTGATGGTGTTCGCTCACCATCCGCACATTCGCAAGGTCAATGCAGCGTTGTTGTTCGTAGTCAAGAACGACATGGTCAAGTACAGCATCGTTCGAGAGGACGCCGAAAAAGAATGGTGGGACTACAGAGAGCGCATCGCTCGCATCGAGCAGGCGCATGCAACAGGCGTATGGAATCCGAGACCAACACCACTATGTCCGTGGTGCCCGGTTACCACTTGTGAAAATCACCCCAGAAGCTAAGGAGAAGTAAATGTCACTACACACACCAAACGATTTTTTAATGAGACCTTGCTGTTGCCATGTATGCGGCAAAGAAATTACTGAGCAGGAACACGCAGTAGAACACAGCGGTCGCGGGCAGTACATGCCGCGCAACGTACGCGGTGTTAAGGAAGAGTTCGTTACCATTTGGCTGCACCCGGAATGCGCAACGGTGTTGATGCTGCGTTTAGCAAACGATGTAATGAGAGTTAGCCATAAATCAACCACGCCGCGTGTGGTGGACACACTACAGCGGGCTGTCAAACAAAGGAAAGAAAATGAACACCAAACGTGACTACAAAAAAGAGTACGCCGAATACCACGGCAAACCCGAACAGATTCAAAACCGTGCCGAGCGCGTTAAGGCTAGGCGCATGATGGAGAAGACCGGCGCAGTACACAAAGGCGACGGTAAAGATGTAGACCACAAGAAGCCGCTGAAGTCTGGCGGCACCACAACAAAAAGTAACCTCCGTGTTCGCAGCGTCAAAGCAAACCGTGGGGATAAATAGGAGCAGCAAATGAGTAAAGAGTTCCAAGAGTGGTGGATGTCGCTTTCAATGGTAGAGCGCCGAGTCATCGGACCGAATACAGCGAAGTTTGTTTGGGACGCTGCATACCACAAAGGATTTGAAGACGGCCACAAAGAAGGGCGCGAAGCACAACAAACCGTGGAGAAACTAAATGCAAATCATTGAAGACAAAGCACTGCTATTTAAAACGCAAAATCCGCACAAGTATCAAGTTATTCCGAAACACAAAATTGTTAACAGCTACGCTGACGGCAGCGCAGAGATCGCCGTTTACTGGGGGTTAGATGAAGCACGTGTACTTAAAAATCTTGGCGTTAAAAATGTCCCGTCTCCGATTACGCGGCGTTATTCTTGGCCCGGTAGGTTTACGCCAATGGCGCACCAAATCGAGACTGCGGCGTTTCTTACCCTCAACAAAAAAGCGTTTGTTTTCTCGGAACCCGGCACGGGTAAAACCCTCTCAGCGCTTTGGGCAGCGGACTATCTGATGGATAGGGGCGACGTTCGTCGTTGCCTAATTCTGTGCCCGTTGTCGATCATGCAGAGCGCGTGGTTGAACGACTTGAATAGCAGCATCATTCATCGCTCTGCCATTGTCGCGCACCATTACCAAGCTAGTCGCCGCATAGAGATGGTGCAGCAGAACTACGAGTTTGTTATCACCAACTATGACGGCTTGAACCTGATCGCTGACGAGATTAAAAACGATGGGCGATTTGATCTTGTCATCGTCGACGAAGCTAACGCGTACAAGACGATTACCACGAAGCGTTGGAAGGCGCTGCAATCCATCCTCACAGTAAACACACATCTTTGGATGATAACCGGCACGCCTGCTTCTCAATCGCCTGCGGATGCGTACGGTCTTGCCAAGCTAGTCAACCCTGACGGTGTGCCCCGGTTCTTTACAGGCTGGCGCGACAAAGTCATGAACAAAGTCACCATGTTTAAATGGGCGGCAAAAGCAAACGCTGCTGAAGAAGTACACAAAGCGTTGCAGCCTGCCATCCGCTTTACCAAAGCGCAGTGTCTTGACTTGCCGCCTGTTGTAACGCTGGCGCGTGATGTGCCGTTGACACCGCAGCAGGCCAAGTACTACAACATGCTGAAAGAGCGCATGCTTGTGCAAGCGGCGGGTGAAACCATCACGGCGGTCAACGCTGCTGCTGGCGTATCCAAGCTGCTGCAAATATCATGCGGCGCAGCATACACAGACGAGAAAGAAGTTATCGAGTTCGATGCTGCCCCACGCTTGCACGTGCTGGAAGAAATACTGGAAGAAACGTCACGCAAAGTTATCATTTTTGCCTTGTTCCGCAGCACCATCGACACGATACAAAACCACTTAACAAAAAAGAATATAGCCAACGAGGCAATACATGGCGACATTCCGCCTAACAAACGCGCTGACATCATCCGTCGTTTCCAAGTAGAACCCAACCCGCGTGTGCTTGTCATGCAGCCGCAAGCGTCTGCACACGGCATCACCTTGACTGCTGCTGACACGGTGGTGTTCTACGGTCCGTTGATGTCTGTTGAGCAATATACCCAGTGTATCGCTCGTGCTGACCGCAAGGGGCAGAACTCTGACAAAGTTACTGTAGTGCACATTCAAGGCAGTCCGATTGAACGCAAAATGTTTAAAGCTTTGCAAGATAAAGTAACAGACCACTCGCTGCTAACGCAGTTGTTCAACACCGAAATAAATTCGTGAAAGGGGGCTTGCAAACGAAACTAAAACACAGTAATCTGTCCAACCCTAGACAAAAATACCGGAGAAGCAAATGTCAGACGAAATAGTTCCGCTAGATAAACTTGCGAAGATATACCGCAAGATCAAAGCGGAGATCGATACGCTGACGCAAGAGTACGACACCAAGTTGGAACAACTCAAAGCGCAGCAAGACGAACTCCGATTTGCAATGAAAGATCAGATGAGAGCGTTAGGTGTTTCATCTGTTCGCACCACCTTCGGCACCGTGTCAATGGTTCACAAGACGCGCTACAGCACCGACGACTGGGACTCGTTCAAGAAGTTTATTGTCGAGCACGATGTTGTTGACCTGCTGGAGAAACGTGTTGCACAGACCAACATGGCACGATTTCTCGAAGAAAATCCGGGGCTTGTACCGCCCGGACTTAACTCCTTCTCGGACTTTGAAATCCGAGTAACTAAACCATCTAAGTGAGATTTATATGACGAACGTAACGCTATTTAATCCTGCCAACGTCCCCGCTTTTGCTCGCAACAACGAACTGTCCGACACCGCCAAGGCATTAACAGGTGGTATGGGCACGCCGACAAAACGCCTGTCCATCAAGGGCGGTGTGTTTCGTCTGCTCGCCAACGGTAAAGAGATCGGTGCGATTGATGAGCGCCACCTTGATGTTGTGATTGTTAAGGCCGCGCCAAAGATCAGCCGTGTTTTTTACATGTCCAAGTACGATGGTGAGAAAGTAGCACCGCCGGACTGCTGGTCGAATGATGGTGAGCGCCCTGACTCTTCAGCAGAGAATAAGCAATCGCTTACCTGCGGGGACTGCAAACAGAACCAAGCGGGTTCAGGTAATGGTAATAGCCGTGCATGCCGTTATCAACAGCGCTTGGCTGTGGTGCTGGCAAACAACCCAGAGGGCGACGTGTTGCAAGTGACCCTCCCTGCTACGTCTATCTTCGGTAAGGAAGACGCCGACAAGCGCCCGCTGCAAGCATACGCACGGTACTTGGCGATGCAGAACCCGCCGATCAACCCGGAGCAGATCGTCACTCGCATGCGGTTTGATACAACTGCCGAATCTCCTAAACTGTTTTTCCAACCGATGCGTTGGTTGACGGACGACGAGTACGCAGTTGTACAGAAGCAGGCGACAACCACCGAAGCTAACCGTGCTGTGGTTATGACTGTGGCACAAGCGGACGGTGTAGCAAAGCCTCTAGCGTTGGCAGGGAAACCGGCTGCGGCTATATCGGAAGATGACACCGCTGCCAAGCCTAAAGCCAAGAAGGCCAAAGCAGAGGCTGTTGAAGACGACGAGTCAGAACCGGAAGTTCGCAAGACGGCAGCGAAGCCGTCAGCTGTGCCTGAGAAGAAGGGCAAGCTGGCAGATATCGTGGCTGATTGGGACGACGAGTAAGTTTACGGGGGAAAGCGGATGCTGGCTTTTCGACCACAAGTCGTCAAGGATAGACCAGTGCAGCGAGTACCCCACCTTTTAAGGAGAAGCAAATGAAATACCTATTTGCAATTTGGCTGGCAGTCACTGCACCACTCGTGTATGCCACCTGCACAACGAACAGCTACTGCGGTCCTAATGGTTGTGTGTACTGCACAACCTGCTGCTACGGGTCCAACTGCCACACCAACTGCTACTAACCAAGATAGCCCAGCCGGAGGTGGCGCATATAACACCGGCAGCGGGGGCTGTCCTCCTGTCAGGTACGTTTTCCGGCAGTGACCCCGCACTCTTAAACTTAACTTTCACAAAATGGCCTACTCACACAAAACTATTCACGCGATCATGGCGGCACCCAAAACACCGGGTAACCAGCTAGGTCGTTGGGCTGTCCATTTAGATTTTCCTGTGACCAAGATCGCGCAGGCGCTGGGGGTGACCCGCCAGACTGTGTACAACTGGTTTGCAGGTAAGGAAGTCTTTGTGGCGTATCAGCCCCGCGTCGAACTGCTGCTAAAAATTATGCAGCACTCTAAAACAGCCGAAGAAGCATGGAGAAAAATATGTCAGGAATACGGCCTCAAGCCCTAACCAATAAAGAACTACTGAACGCAGCGCTACTGATGTTTGAGCCAAACACCGGCATGCCTATCGACTACCAGCAAGAAGTCATTCGTCGTCTGGCGACCTTCGTTGATAAGTACCCTGTTCATCAAACCGACTACAAAAAATCGCCAGACCAAATGCCGCTGTTCGACTAAACATAAAGGAAGCCCATGAAACCGCTTGAATTTTTAGCGGCGGTTCTACCACCAGCAGGTGACGGGTATTACTGCTTGGTCGAACTGACAAAAAAGAAAGAGCACCTCTTCGTAAAAAACCTTGAGGAAGCGGAACTGGAACTGGAGAAGTGGAACGAACAAAACTATGACACTTACTTTGCACTAGGCACGTACAAGAACAGCGGGAAACGGGTAGCAACCAACGTCGAGATGGTGAAGTGTATTGCCGTCGACGTTGACTGCAACCACAAGCGGGACTTACCCGACAAAGACGGCATCATCAAACAGAAGGCGTACCCCTCGGCCAAGTTAGGGTTCGAGGCGATCATGCGCTTCTCTGAAGAGGTGGGGCTGTCTGCGTTCGGCGATCCTTGGTTCGTCCATTCGGGCGGCGGGGTACACGCATACTGGCCGTTGGAAGAAGCTGTGCCGGTCAGCGAGTGGAAGCCGGTGGCTGAACAGTTCAAGCGCCTGTGCTTCGAGAAGAAGCTAGGGATCGACGCGACTGTGACAGGCGATGCTGCCCGCATCATGCGTGTGCCGGGAACCACCAACACCGGGGTCAAGGGCAACGCTCAAGTGCGCGGTGTCACGAAGGTGCGCTTTATGAACGAAGGCGCGGTCTTTAAGCTACAGGACATCAAGGACGTGGTGCAGGCGCATCTCGTGGGTACGGCGTACGAAGCCAAGCCCATACCACCTGCCAACGTCATCGAGCTTCCCGGTAAGCGCCCCACTGTTCCAGCATCTACCGCAGTCAAGCTAATCGAGAACAGCGTTACCAAGTTTCAGACGCTGGTGGAGAAGACGCAGCAGGGTAAAGGCTGCGGTCAGCTCGCATACTACTGCGAACACGCTGCCGAGGACGGTATGGAACCGCTGTGGCGGGGGTTGCTGTCGATCGCTCAGAAGTGCGAGGAGGCTGACGAGGCGGTGGTATGGCTGTCGCAGATGCACCCGTACGATGAGGAGCGCATGCACACCAAGCTGCGCGAGATCAAAGGCCCTTACCCCTGCACCAAGTTCGATAGCGAGAACCCCGGCATCTGCACGAGCTGCCAGCACTGGGGCAAGATCACCAACCCGCTCATACTGGGGCGCGAGTACGCGGTCGAGACAGTGGAGAAGACCGTCGAGGTCAAGCAGGAGAAGGTGCTGCGCCCAGAGCCGCCTCGTGGGTACGCCTACGGCACGCAGGGCGGGGTGTTTGCCGAGCGTGAGGACGAGGATGCAGAAGGTAAAAAACTCAAGCGCCAGATACTGCTGACACCTTACGACCTGTTCCCTGTGGACATCTTGAACGTCAACGGCGAGCATACGGTACACATGATGGCGCTGCGCCCCACAGGACCACAGACGGTGAAGCTACCGCAGAAGGCGGTGGTCAGCAAAGATGAGACGGTCAAGCACCTAGCCAACCAGAACATCTTGGCGGCGTTTGGCGTGGGTAATGACAAGAACCTGTTCGAGTACGTCCGGGCTTCGGTGGAGAAGATGAGCGCAGAGAAAGCACCCATCGCTGTGCCGAGCAGCTTCGGCTGGCAGGAGGACGATACGTTCGTCTTTGCGGGGAAGATTTACAGCCGCAAGGGGGCGGTCGCCGTGCCGATGGAAGGGTTAGAAAACCTAGTCATGCACACGCAGCCTAGAGGCAACATCGAGAACTGGCGGGCGTTCATCAATCTGCTGATTAAAAAGCGGATGTACAAGATACTGGCAATCATTCTGGCGGGGGCTGCTGCTCCGCTCATGCGCTTCACCGGCATCTATGGGCTGACGTACCACTGCGGGTCGACCGAGTCGGGCACGGGTAAATCGCTGGCGTTGGAAGGCGCGGCATCCATCTGGGGGCACCCTGTGCATTACCGCACCGGCAAGAACACTTCCCCTATCGCCATGCAGCAGCGGCTTGGTCTACTCAAAAGCCTGCCGCTGATTACCGATGAGATCACCAGCAAGAACCGCGAGAACTTCGAGTGGTTCGCCTCCTTCCTGCTGGACATGACCGAGGGCAAAGGCAAGGAGCGCATGGAAGCAGGCGCGAACAAGGAGCGTCTGAACCTGTCGGTCTGGATGGCGATTGCCATCATGTCGTCTAACACTCACGTCGTGGACTTCTTCGGCGGGGATCGCAAGCATGCTGCGGAAGGTGAACTGCGCCGCGTCCTTGAGTTTGTCATGAGCGACGTGCTGCACTGGCAGGGCGATGAGGTGGAGATCATCAAGCTGCTGCCTGCCAACTACGGGATCGCCGGGGAGATGATGATTCAGTTTATGGTCAACAACCTCGACGAACTGAAAGAGACAACGCCGCAGATCGTCAAGCGCATGTACAAGGAGTTTGGCGCAACCAACGACGAGCGTTTCTGGATGGCAGGCATCGGCGCACAGGTGGCCGCTGCGCTGGTCATGGGCAACAAGAAGGCAGGCATCGTTGACTTCCCGCTGGAACCCATCATGCAGGAGTTGTCACACGCCGTGAACTACATGCGGGGCAATATTCGTAGCACCAGCCGCACCGCCGAGGACGTGCTGAACGCCTTCACCCGCGAGTACTACGGCAACTTCATAATCATCAAGCACGACACGGGGTCGGTACTGGCGGCGCTTGGCAACGGAGATGCTATCGACGCATCCACCGCACGGTCAAACGTCATGGGGCGTGTAGAGCATGGCGCTACACCCGGACATGTGGACTACTTCATTGAAGAACGGCTGCTAAAGTCATACTGCTCATCGATGAGTTTCGGCTTTGCCGACTTCAAGCGCCAGCTTGAGAAGGTCTTCACCGTGTCGTACATGGCGCGTAAGGACTTGATGGCTAAAACCAAAGGCC